CTCTATTCATTATAGCAAACTTATCAGTCCATAGTGGCATTATTTCTTTAGGCTTTTTCATTTGGCTTTTTTTAGATACATTAACATTGTTAATATAACTCAAAGTTGCCCTTGTGTGTTCCCACTCATTAGCCTGTTTTTTAAAGAAATTAAATAGTAACCTTTGATAATTGCCCCAAGTCATATCTTCAAACTGATCAGGCATTAAACCGACCTCACCTAAAGCAAAGTCGATTATATCATCCCAAGTTACTTTTTTTTTACACCTTCTTCGCCACTTGACATTGCCTTAAATCCGTTTTGAATGTATTGACTACTTTCTAAAGATTTAGTCCAAGCATCAATAACTATTTGAATATTTGATAAATCCATATCATCAATCCAATTAGTAACATCATCTAAAGTAACATCAAATGTTCTTTTACTTATTTTATAATAGTTCTTTAAACCGCAGTAAGTAACATCTCTAACGAAATCAATCATTTGATAGTCAATATCTAACTTTTTAGTTTCTCCAGCATCAGTTGCCGTAAGAACATTATAACTCATTAAGGCGTAGTTACCGAACTTTAAAGTCCTAACCTCGCCACCCATTGTAATTTCAATAAGTCCGTTCATAGTTTGTGTTTAGTTAATTTATGCTATTGTTGCAAATGTAGGTGCGCCTGTTCCTGCAAACTCAATAGAGTAAGTAGTAACATCTTCCATAGGTGCTGAAACTTCGCAAGAAGTAATGTATGCACTTTGAGAAACCGACTTATCACCTGTAACCATATCAGTCCAAATGATAGCAACTAAAGTTCTATTATTATAAGCAGTAAAAATATCTGCTAAATCTTTATTCGCTGAAACAAAGTCTGCAAGACCTTCTGCTGAATAAGTAATATCTCTTAAACCTGGCATAATCTCTTTCCATCCACCACTTTCTTTAGAAGTAGTTTCAAAAACATCCTGGTTCATAGACATTGTAACATTGGTTAATTCTGCTAATTGCGTTCCATCCATTTTTAAGATTTGCGCTGTGCCGTTGTAAACTGCCATATTATTTTATTTTAAAAGTTAATTAATCTGTTATTGTGTAAGTTCCGGTAAAAGATACAGTATAAGATACTACATCTTCCATTGGAGCGTTTACTTCTATACTATCAATATATGTTAAGCCTACAAAATATCCTTGTGGTATAACAGGATTTGATATTAATATGTTAATAGGTGTTCTTGAATCGTAAGCAGCAAATAAAGTTGTTATTCCTAAATCTGTTGCACCTTCATCAAAGTTTACTAAAGCATCTGCCGTAAAAGCAAAATCTCTTAGTCCAGGTAAGTTTACTTGGTATCCGCCTGATTGCTTACAAGTAGCATCTATCATAGCATCGTTTAATGTTATAGTTAAATTAGTTTGACACATCAAAGGAAAATTTGAATCTGCATCGTAAAGTAAAATGTCCGAACCGTTTAATACGCTCATATTCCTTGTTGTATTTTAAATGTAAATCTAATTAATCTCCTTGTTAAAACACCTGTTGTAACTTGTTGATCTATACTATTTGTGCTTTCTAATAATGTTCGTATAATGTACCAATCAGGGCTTAAATCTAAGTAACCATCTTGTCTTGTTCTTATTAGTTCAGTAATTTGATTAGAAATTTCATCACAAATCAATTTACCACCAAAACTATTATCAAACTTCATACAAACCTCTATTAAAAGGCTTAATTCTTGTCCGTAACTTTGTTTACTTCCTTCTAATAACTCCGTAGCGTTAAAAGTTGATAGTAAAACATAAGGTTGTGCTGCGTTAGCAGGAACTCCTGCTGAATCGTACACCGGTATTGCTTGACTGTTATATTCTAAAACTCCGAATAAACGATCATATACCTTTGTCCTTATTAATTGACCGACATCTTTCATTCCACAAATTTACGATTTATTTACTAATATTCTTAGCAATTTTTCTCATATCACTTAAAAATACTTTTCTATACTTTAAATAAGCTGGAATAAGAAATGGTTGCGCTTTCATAGTTCCTTTACCATTGACATAAAACTGCATTGCAAAAGCATTAAAGCCTTGCGGAATAACTACTCCACTTCCTGTACCAAATTCAACATAAGGAGCGTAAGGAGCAGCGTTACCACCAAAAGCAACAATACCTGTAAGTTGTCCATCCTGATAACTTGTGTTACCTGAACCTCTTAAATAACCATCTAAAACAGGAACATTGGATACCGCTTGGGCATATATTTGATCAGTATTTCTAACTACTGAAGATTTGGCTTGTAATTCTGCTTGTTTAGATAATCTTTTAAACCTTGCCGTAACTGAAGTAATACCTCTAATTTTCATTATTCAGTTACTATATAAGTTAGACCGTTTTCAAGCATAATAAAATCATTACCAGTTATCTGCCTATCTAAAGTACAGTAAATAATAATAGTTTTTTTACGCTCTTCTATTGTTGAGAAACTTTGCACTACATAAAGACCATTGTTAAAAACAATCTTATCTAATTGGCTAAATTCAGGATAATCATCGTATCTTATTGTCATTTCATAGACTTGGTCCAAAGATATTCTTGAATCTTCAAAATCTCTGCTACCATTTTTAGCAACTATCTTTGCCCATAAAGTTTGCGCTAAAGTGTAAGTAGGTGTAGTTCCACCTGCACCATCAGGACTTACCGATAGGTTATAAATTTGAATTTGATTTCTTAATTCTCCTGCCTTCATTATATACCAAATATAGTATTTCTGCAATATGGTTGCGCTTGTCTTTTAGCATCCGAAGATAACTCGTAAGCCTGGTCGTAAATAGAGTAATTTTCCCTATTCTCGTAGTCAGTAGACACTTGTTTTAAAATGGCTAATTTTAAGCCCTTAGGAGCGACTGCAAAGCCTGCTTCGTACTCTATTGTCAAACCTGTGGTAGAATACGCCTCAAGCATCTTATATTGCAATCCACGAGCCGTATACTCAAGTACTACATCTTCATCATTTACAACCGAATCAATTAAGGTAACTGGACCGTAAGGAATCTCTTGTGGAATGTGAAAGTAAAACCAATACGCTCTAAGAGTTTTTTCTCCTAAAGATAGTCCTGTAAACTTTTCTATTCGCTCCCTTGCTGATGTTATTAATTCTTCTATTAAGCTATCTTCTGCATTTGAAGAAATACGCATATAGTCTTTTGCCTCTTGCAAGGTAACAGGCTCGGTTGTTAAATCGGTTACAATTTCTACTTGAAATTCACTATTTATCATCTTCTATTATAGGTTCTTGTATTGTAAAAACTTTTTTAAGTTCTAATAATGCTTGTGCAATCGTTGCCGATTCATCTAAATTAAAGCATCCTTTTGTGTTTGCTATATTAAGTCCTTGACTCAAGATAGAATATATTTGTTCGTTGTTCATAATTCTTTTGTAAAACTCCATTTGTATTTACCAGTAGTTTTTAAACCACCATTACAACATTTGCCTATATGTTGCCTATAAAGTTTATTTTGCCTTGCTGCTTCACTTATTGATTCGTATTGGTTTACAAAGTTACCAAATAAATCAAATTGATATACATATTTTTTAGGTAAGCCAACAGTAATATTTCTTTTATGTTCAGCAGTAAACTTTCTACCTATTTGCCAATCACTTAATTTTTTTCTATGCTCTGGCGTAAAATATGTTTTAGTTAATACCCCATTAACATAATTTTTTGGTCTTTCGGCTTTACTTATATTTTCTCTGTGTTCTTTAGAAAAAACCTTTATCTTTCCAGATTCAGACATTTTCTTTCTTGTTTCTTCGCTTACTACCCTTCTTTTTTCGTTTGTATTTGTTAATATTAAATTTAAACCTGTATTAATACAATCAAATAATTCTTGGTAATACCTTTCTCTATTATTTAATTCATCAAAGTTACAATTCTCAACAATTTCTATTTTATGCGAATCAAAGCCATATTTTAATAATGAATTATATAATCTTACTTGTGTTTTGCACTTTAACTTTTTATAATTATCAACCCTTCTTTCAAAGTTTATTGTTTGACCAATATAAACCCTATTAGAAGGAGATGTTATTTTATAAATTAAGCCATTATCCATAAGACTAATATAGCACTTTTAAACGATAGTTAAAATACCTAAATTACTCCAAATATCTCCTGTTGATAATCCTGCTGCCGAAGTTGGAATATTGGAAATATTTATTACACCACTTGGTTTAATTCGCATTCTTTCAACAAGCGTTACATTAGTATCTGCCGAAACACTACTTGCACTTGACTTGAATATCATAGAACCAGCTTCTAAATTTATTCCTGCTGCAAACCCTGTTGATATTGCTCTGTCAGTTGTAGTTCCACTATTATAATAATTATTAAATCTAAAGTTTTCTCCTGTATTAACTCCTATATTTCCTAAACTAATTAATTGTCCATTATTAGTTAATGATGCGTATGATTTTGGAGTAGTAGTTCCTATTCCTACATTACCAC